GTATTTAACGACAAGACTCGTTTTAAAGTTGTAGCAGCAGGACGACGCTTTGGTAAGAGTCGTTTAGCTGCATGGATGCTTCTCATTGAAGCGTTAAAGAGTAAGAATAAAGATGTATTCTATGTTGCTCCAACCTACCAACAAGCTAAAGATATTCTTTGGGGGTTGCTAAAGGAACTAGGACATGAAGTCATAACAGCTGCACATGAAAACACTTCCATCCTTACATTGGTAAATGGAAGAAAGATTTTCTTAAAAGGTGCAGATAGACCTGACACACTTCGTGGTGTAGGTTTAGCATTTGTGGTGATCGATGAGTACGCAGACATTAAACCCAATGTGTGGGAACAAATCTTACGACCAGCTCTAGCCGATGTACAAGGTGGAGCTATGTTCATAGGAACTCCTAAAGGTCGTAATCACTTTTACGAATTATATAAATATGCAGAGAGTGGTAAAGATGTAGAGTGGACTGGATTCCATTATTCATCTTATGATAACCCCTTAATCCCTGCAAAGGAAATTGAAGCTGCTAAACAATCCATGTCCAGCTTTGCTTTTAGGCAAGAGTTTCTAGCATCATTTGAAGCTGCCAGCAGAGATATTTTCAAAGAAGATTGGATAAAGATTGATGAAGAAGAACCTAGTGATGGTCGTTATTTTATTGCAGTTGACTTGGCTGGTTTTATTAATGTCGATAAAGAGTCGGGTAACAAGAATAGTAAACTTGACGAAACCGCTATTGCAGTGGTTAAGGTCCATGAAGGTGGATGGTGGGTAGCAGACATTAAGCATGGTCGTTGGGACATCAAAGAGACTTGTGAACAAATTATTAAAGCAGTAATGAAGTATGAACCAGTTGCTGTAGGTATTGAAAAGGGTAGCTTGAAGAATGCAGCCCTACCATACTTAATGGATTTGATGAGAAGGTACAATCATTACTTTAGAATTGATGATGTCACTCATGGAAACCAAAAGAAAACTGATCGTATTATTTGGGCTCTTCAAGGTCGATTTGAACATGGTAAGGTAACTCTTAATATGGGAGAATGGAACAATGAGTTTATTGATCAGCTTGTTAATTTTCCTAATCATTTGCTTCATGATGACTTGGTGGATGCTCTAGCTTACATAGATCAGATACAAGTTGTGGAGTACTTTCAAGATTATGAAGATGAAGAATTTGAAGTAATAGATGTTATATCAGGCTACTAAAAGGAAATCAAATGGCACAAAATAGATTAGTTGATTGGGTAATGAAATATGTTGAGGAGTGGAGAACACACCGAGATGACAATTACCTTACTGAGTGGAAAGAGTTTGAAAGACTTTGGCGTGGTGAGTGGGCTGCTGAAGATCGACTAAGAGACTCAGAAAGAAGCCGTATTACTTCCCCAGCTTTACAACAAGCTATTGAAAACCACACAGCTGACATTGAAGAAGCTGTCTTTGGACAAGGAGATCATCTATTCGACATTGACGATGATATGCTTGATCAAGATCCAAGAGATGTAGAGTATTTAAAAACCTACATGAAAGAGAAATTTAAAAAGAATAAGATTCGTAAAGCAGTAGGTGATATTACTTTATTAGCTTCTATCTATGGAACTGGTATTGGTGAAATCACAACTAAGAAAATTAAAGAGCTTGTTCCAGCAACAAGACAAATGCCTGAAGTAGATGCTATTGCTGTAGGTGTAGAAGAAAAAGAATCTGTATTAGTTGGTCTTAAACCAATCTCCCCACAAAACTTCCTTATTGACCCAACAGCAACTTCTATTGAAGATGCTATGGGTGTAGCTATTGAAGAATTTGTATCAGCACATAAAGTAGCTGAAGGTGTTAAATCAGGTATCTATAAAGACACTGACATTGAAGATGAAGCAACACCTGATTCAGACTTAGAAGCTTCATGGATAGACAAAGAATACAATGATGATAAGATTAAACTTATTCGTTACTATGGTTTAGTGCCAGCAGCTCTACTTGATGGTCAAGAAGATGAGATTGTTGACTTACTAGGTGATGCAGAAAAAGAAGGTATGTCAGAACTCATGGAAGAGTATGGCGACTTAGTAGAAGCCATTGTTGTTATTGGTAATGACTCTAACTTATTAAAAGCAGAACGCAGTCCTTACATGATGAAGGATCGTCCTGTTGTTGCTTACCAAGATGACACAGTGCCAAATAGATTTTGGGGTAGAGGTGTTGCAGAGAAGGGCTACAATATGCAAAAAGCTATTGATGCTCAACTCCGTAGTCACTTAGACTCATTAGCACTTACCACTGTACCTATGATGGGTATGGATGCTACTCGTTTACCAAGAGGTTCTAAGTTTGAAGTAAGACCAGGTAAATCTGTTTTAACAAATGGTAATCCATCAGAAATTTTAATGCCATTTAAGTTTGGTCAAACAGATGGTGGCAACATTCAAACTGCTCAAGCATTTGAAACAATGTTATTACAAGCTACAGGTACATTAGACTCAGCAGCTATGCAAACACAACCTGCTGGTGGTGAATTATCTGTAACGCTTTCTAGCATCCTTAAGAAAAATAAACGCACATTAGTAAACTTCCAAGATCAATTCCTCATTCCATTTATTGAGAAGGCAGCTTGGAGATTTATGCAGTTTAATCCTGAAGAGTTCCCAGTTAAAGATTGGAAATTTATTCCTTCTTCAACATTAGGTATGTTAGCAAGAGAAGTAGAACAACTACAAATCATTAACCTACTTAAAACATTAGGTTCAGATAATCCAATTACTCCTATCCTTATCCAAGGTGTAATTGCTAATTCTAGCCTACCTAATAAGAATGTACTCTTACAACAAATTGCACAGGCTACTCAACCTGATCCACAGCAACAACAAATGCAACAAGCTGCTATGCAGTTACAAATGCAAGATGCTGCAGCTAAAGTTGAGAAAACTATGTCAGAAGTACAAGTTAATAAGACTATGGCAGCTAAAAATGTGGTGGATATACAGACTAAACCACAAGAAACACAAGCTAAATTGATGACTGCTATCTCTACAAACCTACCGAATGAAGACGATAAAATCGCTGCAGAGTTCGATAGAAGAGTAAAAATAGCTGAATTAATGCTTAAAGAAGCTGATATGGACCAAAATCTTAAGATTGTAGAGAAACAAATGGAGTCAAGTAAGAAACCCTTGACAAATTAGTTTTTCTATGCTATAATTGTATTATAAACTCTCATTATACACTACTTTTATTAAAAAGGCAATAGATGGAACGAGAACTGCAAGATTATTATGAAGCTAGATTTGCCACTATGGCTACAAAAGGTTGGGAAGACTTCATAGAAGACACTCAAAACCTATTTGATACATACAATAAAATAAATACAGCTGAGTCGTTTGAGGAATTTCACAAACGAAAAGGTCAATTAGACATACTTCAATGGATTCTGTCGCTAAAAGATGCTTCAGAGCAAGCCTATGAGGAGTTACAAAATGAAGAAGTTGTTTGAGTTCCACTGCTCTACTTGTGATTATCACTTTGAAGAGTTAACGGAATACACACAATCTTTTAAATGCCCTAAATGTTCGTCTAACGCTGATAAAATCATCAGTGCACCTAGAGTGAACTTAGAGGGATGGTCAGGAAGCTTTCCAGGTGCAGCCGCTGCTTGGGATAAAAAGCGTAAACAACAGTTGGCTAAAGAACGCAAGCAGAATGCCGCTTGAGTCCTTTCCTAAAATGCTAAACGCACAGGAGAAATAATATGGCAGGATTAATAGATGAAGTTTTAGTAAATGATTTGGAGGCTTCTAGTCTCAACGACATGGCGAAAACAGATAAGTTGGAACCTAAAGTTGAAGAGGCAGTAGAAACTAAACCAGTAGAAGAAGATGTCCCTGAAAAGTATCGTGGCAAATCACTAAAAGACATTGTAAGTATGCACCAAGAAGCTGAAAAGCTCATTGGTCGTCAAGGCAGTGAAGTAGGTGAACTACGAAAAGTAGTGGACGACTTTATTAAAACCCAAACAGCTAAGGAATCCAAGACACAAGAAGCAACAGTAAGTGATGATGATTTTTTCGTTGAACCTAAATCTGCTGTAAATAGGGCAATTGATAACCATCCTGCAATTAAACAAGCTCAAGAAAATGCTATGCTCATGAAAAGAGAGCAAACACTAGCACAATTAAAGAGTGAGTTCCCAAATGTAGGTGAAGTTGTTCAATCTCCTGATTTTGCAGAATGGATTAAGAGTTCAAAAGTCCGTACAGAGCTATTTGCTAGAGCAGAAACACAATATGATTATGATTCTGCTAAAGAACTTCTCTCTACATGGAATGAAAGACAAAACATCACTAAAAAAGTAGCAGAAACATCCAAGGTTGACCGAGATCAGCAATTAAAAGCTGCTGATGTAGGAAGTCAAGGAGCTACTGAGTCTGTTGCAAAGAAGAAATATCGTCGAAGCGATATTATTAAACTAATGCAATCCGATCCTGATAAGTATGACGCTATGTCTCAAGAGATTATGGCAGCATATCGAGAGGGTCGTGTAATTTAACTTTTTAGAAAAGGATTTATATCATGGCTTTAGGCTCAGATCACGTTACCATTACCTCAGCAGCAACCTTCATTCCTGAAATTTGGAGTGACGAGATTGTTGCTGCGTACAAAAAGAACTTAGTTGCTGCAAATTTATTTAAAAAAATGTCTTTCGTTGGTAAGAAAGGTGACACAGTTCACATTCCTTCTCCAACACGAGGTGTTGCAGCTATTAAGGCAGCAAACGCACAAGTAACTCTTCAAGCAGCTGTTGAAGGTGATGTTGCTGTTTCAATCGATAAACACTACGAATATTCACGCTTAATCGAAGACATCGTAGAAGCTCAAGCTTTATCATCACTACGTCGTTTCTACACAGATGACGCTGGTTATGCTTTAGCTAAACAAGTTGACACATCATTAATCCAATTAGGTCGTACATTTAATGGTGGCACAGGTGTTACTTACGGTGGTGCATACATCGGTGGTGACGGTACTACAGCTTACACATCAGGTTCATCAAATGCTTCTGCATTGACATCTGCTGGTATCCGTAGAACTGTACAACGCTTAGATGATGCTGATGTTCCTATGGAAGGTCGTTTCTTCTTGATTCCTCCTTCAGCAAGAAACACATTAATGGGTATCAGTGAGTACACAGCTCAATCTTTCGTTGGTGAAGTTGGTGCTGGTAACACAATCCGTAACGGTGAAATCGGTTCACTATATGGTATTCCAGTATTTGTTTCTTCAAATGCTGATACTGCAACTGGTGGTGCTCGTATTGCCCTAATGGGTCATAAGGACGCTGCTGTGTTAGTTGAACAACAAGGTGTTCGTTCACAAACACAATATAAACAAGAATACCTCGGTACTCTATACACTGCAGATACACTCTACGGTGTTAAAGAACTCCGTGATGGTGCTTGTATCGCTTTAGCAGTTCCTGCTTAATGCAACTTAGCCCTTCGCAAGAGGGGCTATTTTTATGTTTATTCAATGAGTGAACATAAAGATAACAAGGAGATCAATATGCAAGTCAGAGAAATAGCTACAGGTCAAGTTCTTTATGTAGATGCTCAAGAAGCAAAGACATATCTAGCAAGTCAAGGATGGGAAGTTGTGAAGGAAACTGCTAAAAAAGTTGTTAAAGAAGAAGTAGCAGAAAAGCCAGTAACACTCAAAGAGAAGAAAAAAGGATTATTTAATAAACTCTTTAAGGATTAATTATGGCAATTTATAGAGGACCAGGTGGACCAGGTGATGCTACAACAGATGCTACCAGTGAAGGTATAGTAGCGTCTAATGCGGCTGCTGCTGCCCTTGCAAGTCAAACCGCTGCTGCGGCTAGTGCAAGTGCCGCTGCTTCAAGTGCTTCTGCTGCTTCAACAAGTGCTAGTGCTGCATCTAGTTCTGCATCAAGTGCAGCTAGTTCAGCTTCAACAGCAACTACACAAGCAGGTAATGCAGCAACAAGTGCATCAAATGCTGCCTCATCCGCAACAGATTCTGCTAACTCAGCAACTACTTCAGGTACATACTCTACTTTATCAAGAGATTGGGCTAATAAAACTTCATCTACCGTAGCTGACAGTGAGTGGTCAGCAAAAGCTTATGCTTTAGGTGGAACTGGTGGTCCTTCAGCTGGTAATGCTAAAGACTGGGCTATTAAGACATCTTCTACAGTCGATGGTACAGAATGGTCAGCTAAAAAATATGCTAATGATTCAGCAGCAAGTTCTGAATTAGCTAATGATTGGGCTACAAAGACTTCAGGTACTGTAGCAGGTGGAGAATACTCTGCTAAATACCATGCACAAGCAGCCTCTACTTCTGCATCTAACGCTGCAACTTCAGCTTCTAATGCTTCTACTAGTGCCTCTAATGCAAGTACATCTGCATCTAATGCAGCTTCTAGTGCTGCTGCCGCAGCTGCTTCATTTGATAGCTTTGATGACATTTATTTAGGAGCTAAAGCTAGTGCTCCTACAACAGATAATGATGGAAATGCTTTACAAACAGGTGCTATCTATTGGAATACTACAACTAACTCACTATGGATTAGAAATAATAGTGTATGGGATCCTGCTGCATTCTCAGCATCAGGCTCAGTAATTTCATTCAATACAAGATCAGGTGCAGTGACATTAAATTCAACTGATGTTACAACTGCATTAGGATTTACTCCAGGACAAGGTACAGTTACATCCGTAGCTGCATCAGTTCCTACAGGATTAACCGTTACAGGTAGTCCAGTTACTTCAGCAGGTACTTTAGCTTTCAGTTATACTGCTGGTTATGAAATCCCAACAACAACAAAACAATCTCAATGGGATACAGCATATAGTTGGGGCAACCATGCTTCAGCAGGGTATCTAACATCTGCTACAGCTGCAACTACTTATCAACCATTAGACGGTGATTTAACAGCTATTGCTGCTTTATCAGGTACAAGTGGTTTCCTTAAGAAAACAGCAGCTAACACTTACACATTAGACACCAATACTTATTTAACTTCATATACAGAAACAGATCCTGTTTACACAGCATCAACATGGTATTCAACTACTAATAATGCTACTAATTGGAACACAGCTTATAGCTGGGGTAATCATGCAAGTGCTGGTTATTTAACTTCAGCAGCAATTGGTTCAACTGTACAAGCTTATGATGCAGACTTAACTACATTAGGTGCAGGTGGATCTAGTGCTAGAAGTTTCTTAGGTTTAACAATTGGTACAGATGTTCAAGCGTATGATGCTAATACAGCTAAACTTAATGTTGCTCAAACTTGGACAGCTAAACAAACATTCACAGGTTCATCATCTGTTATTGCTTCTAAATTCGTAAATGCTTTAGAAGGTGTAACTGTATCAGCTACAGCAGCTACAGGCACAATTAATTATGATGTAACTACACAATCAGTTTTGTATTATACATCTAATGCTTCAGCTAACTGGACAGTAAACTTTAGAGCTTCTAGTGGTACATCTTTAGATACAGCTATGGCAACAGGTGAAGCT